ATCATCTGTATTTCCTGTGATTGCCGTGCTTGTTCCTGAACCCGTGCCTTCGTAGATATATATGTTTCCACCAACAAAGATGTTAGTAGTCCATCCATGATCTATAGTTGCAGTACATGATGTTGCGTTTGCTGTTGTTACTTGTCCAATATCACACACCTTCATGGTGCCACTAGTAGCAATGAAGAAATAAGTGCCATTGCTTAGCAAGTCTCTAACGTCAATGCTAGAAAGCAATGCTGTTAGCGATGATGTACCAGCACGATATAGAGCATTGTTGGTTCCAAAAAGACGATGGCCTCTGTGATTGCATGATGACTGGTATACGTAGGTGTTTACGTTTGCAATGTTTACTGGCAACGTGTACAGGCTAGCAAAGCCCTGACTTGTGTCAACAAGATGTCCTGTGTTTGCATACATAGCAGATTCGACGAATCGCTCGTTGCCATAGCCGTGTCCGTAATCTTCTTGACCGAGATCAAGATACAGACCTAATTCACTACGATGTGGAGTACCAGTAACTGCACGTGGTGCCCAATCCACGATATCTACTTCACTGTAGGTATCGGGATCAACAATGTAGCGATAAAGAACACTACTGACTGTCATTCCTACATGATAACCAACAGACATGTTATCCTCCTAGAATGGCCAGTCAAGTGGACGTATGGATGCGCCAACAAAACCGTTGTGCAACGATCCAGAGAAATGACGGAATGCACCCTTCTGTGCATATGCCTGTGCAGCCTCACCAGTTGCACGCTGCATAGCAGCCCAGTTATCCAACTCAGAACTAGGTGCGTGTGTAAGTTTAGACATGAAGAGTCTGCTCAATGCTGACAGTTCCAGGAACTCTCGTGGGCAAACCACTTCGGCGGTTTCACTGCTGTAAGGTGTGAACTCACTCTCGTACAGGATCTTCAACTTGTAGCCTTCAACACCAGAACGAGAACTAGAAAGGTACAGGATTGTTGGTTCGTTGATGTTGTCTAGTTCCCAGTCAGTGATAAGACTAAAATGTGAAGTAGCATCTGCCGTATCTGTAAGTCGATATTTAGAAGTAGTATCCAGAGCAGAAGAAAAAGCAACACTGACGCTGAGAGTGCTAGCGCTAGCAACACTTGCCACAGTTCGTATATCCCCAACGCTCGTCCCTTCATAGATGCGAACCTCCTTTCCTACATCGTCACTTGAGAAAGCAGCGCTGCTGTTTATGACCTGTACGTTTGTTCCCGCAGATGTGACCTGTCCAATTACGCTATTGACTCCCTGCTCCATCAGAACCTGAGCAATCCACTTTGGAGTTGGACTCAGTGAAGTTAGCGGATACGAAACCCCAACACCAGAACGCAGCACAAGATGTCCTGCTGTCTGCACGAAGAAGTATGGCCATGCATCCCGAAGAGCCTGATTGATTGCATCGTTCACTTCGTGTGCAGTAAAGGATGACCAGATCTCATACGCGGCTCCTGATGCTGTTGCAGTGAATGGCTCAACCACAGTTAGTGTATCTGACGATGCTGTGAAGTCTGAAATGATACGGTTCTCGTCTGCCGTAGGTAGATACAGAAACTGACCATTCCAGAAATCATCTGCCTGTGTCAGTTTAGCAGTGTCGATCAACGTCGTTGTTGATCCACCTGTAGCCGTACCTGCAACTGCACCATACCTCATAAACCAGGGCTGTCTTGTTCTGACGCCAATAGCACGTCTTATCGTAGGACGTGTTACGCCCATAGTTTCCTCCTTACATCACACCGACGTCCTCGCCCCAATTCAAGGAAGTTCGAGGTTTTGCTTTAGAACCAGGCACTAGTGCAATATCAGTCTCTGGTTGCTGCTTGAATCTCCAAGCCTCAAGATCTCCATAAGAAACAGAGCCTTTGATTTGCTGGTCATACATAGCAGCGCGCTGTACAGACTGGATATGCTCTTCCCAAGCAGGAATAAACAACTCAGATACTTCGCTTCTTCCTGTTGGTACAACGCACCTAACTCCATTCATTTGAAGTAGCACGGGATCACCTGAATTGAAAACGTCAACTTTCTTACTATGTCTAATCGCTTCTTGAAATCTAGTAGCCTTCATACGCATCTGCTCGATTGCTTCTTGCTGTAGTTTTTGAATGATTGCTTGTCGCTCTTCTGGGGAAACAGGTTGCTGCTCCCGTATTTTTTGCAGGGCTTCTTGTGCAGCCTGAAGTCCCTGCTCAGCCTCTCGCTTTTCCCTAATTGCCTGAGTAAGCAGCGCGTGCATATCGCCAATTGCTTGACTCAACTGATTGTACTGCATGGCTTCAATACGCTGCACTGCTTCTAGTTGCTCTAGTCTGTTCACCAAAGCATTAAGTGAGGGATCGGCGGTTCCCTCAGAATCAGAAGTTACCGCCGATCCTCTTACGCTTTGCTCTGGCGCATAAGGTTTAAGCGCCATAGCAATCTCCTTACGACAGGTCGGTGGGTACTGCCCACACAGTTACGGTAAGATTAGAACTGTCAGAGCCGCCAGGAATAGCATCAATGTTGAGAGCAAGTGTTCCACCGGCTTCCAGTTTGGTTTTGGCAAGTGATGCAGCAGCGATTGATTGATACAGAACAGAACTGTCATGCGCGATACGGCCAACTCCGGACGCGACTGTCCACAAGTCACCACTGGTAGTCGTTCCACCAGTAGGAGCAACATACGCAAGGACGAAGTCAGTTTGCCCAGATGTAGTACCATTCACGCCGATGTTGGCATGTACACGATCAATTGTGCAGTTAAATGGAAGAGTCTGAAGATCGAAACCGTCAGCAACAGTCAGAGTGTTAGGATTCCGAAGAGTGATCGGAATCGCTACGTTAGGATAGAGCGGCATTTTTAGCCTCCGTTAACTAAAGCGCGGGTCCGAAAAAAATTCGCCCTGTGCCCCCGCGCCGAAGCACAGGGCGATTTTTTTTCCCACGAAAGGAGTGTGAGAAATTATGAACCGCCGAGAGCAGTAGCGTGTCGGATTACAACCATGAAGTTCTGCTGCAGAATCTTCGTAACGAAAGTTGTATACCACGCGATACTGGCTCTCTGGTCCAACGGGTCTGCAGAACCAGCAGAACCAAAGTCCTTCTGGATCAAGCGCAGAGGTCGGGTCTTGAGCATTGTAGTATTGCTGTTAGTCATGCTATTAGTACTTGGAGCCTGCATACCTGATGGCATGTACTGAGCCAAACCGCCAATACCAAACGCACCCTTACCGATTACAACCGAGTAGAAAACGTCGACGGTGCCGCCGCTACCAACATCGGGAAGCTCATAAGCATTCGGCGAGACAAACAACTCACAACCGACTGCCTCACCCATGTAACCAGTAAAGTACGAATTGGATTTGCCACGCTCCTGGCTGTACTTCAAGATGGTCTGGAAAGTACTGTCATTATACAAATCGTATTCGGTATACGGGTGTATAATGACAGAGAACTTTCCACCATCCAGCGGACGAGCCTTATTAACCTTGAGCGTAGCAACGGCCTCAAGCAGTTCAAGAGCAGTAAGTTTCATGGCGCTAGTGATGTCGCTGTTTGCAGCAGCAGTAGAAGCGTATTGAATTGTGGTGCCGGCAATGATGACGTTACGAACGAGTTGGTCAAGACTATCACCAGCCTGCTCACCAAGAGCATCCGCAGCCTCAACCGCTACACGATCAATGCCCATCATTGCAAGTTTCTTGGTATAGCGAATGTAAGCGCCATACTCATCTACGGTAGCAGTCAGGTTAGACATGCTCATGTCCATTGATGCAGGAGTGCTGCCCTCAGTCAATGCCGTAGTAACAGCAGTGAAAGAGTTAAGAATACGCCAGTCAATGGTAGCACCAGCATGCTCGGGCAGAGCAGTAATAGGACTTACACCGCGCTGACCAAAAGCCAGGTGCAGAAAGTTAGGAGTTGCGCGATCCAGCAATTGCATTTCATAGAACGTTCGCTGCTGTGTAGTAAGAACACCAAAGGTGGAAGTCATCTTTAGCCTCCATGACTAGAACTTTACCCGACAGATGGGAAGTCCTCCAATCTGACGTCGCCAAGTCTGATTCGATCCATTAATTCTGCACGTTCTTGCGCTGTCATATTCCAGATACTCTTCTGTGCTCCCTGCGTTCCCTGCCCCCCGCCAGTTCCAACCTTTGGCGCATTGGTTCCAGGTTTAGCAGTTCCCTTCAGTGCAGCAACTTGCTTCCTTAGCGTACTGATTTCTGACTGCATGGTAGTCAGTACGCTGTGCTGCCAGTCAGCAGGATCATTACCAACTATCTTATCTGCAGGAACAAACTGGCTGTAGTATGAATACAGTTCATTAGCGTATCTTGTCTGTGCCAACTGTTGCTCTCGCACCTGAAGATCTCTAGCACGCTTATCCAACTCGTAACGTGCTTTCTCTTCGTCATTCATGCTGGATGTTTCGTACTTCTCCAGCATCTGACGCATTTCTTCGTTGGCACGCGCTTGATCACTGTACGCATTCTGCAACCAATTCATTCGCTGCTGATACTGGTCCTGCTGCTGTTGCTGCTGCGTTTGAGCCTGAGCCTGAGTATCTGGAGTGCTATCTACATTCTGTGCAGAATCCTGTGCAGGATCCGTAACTTGGGTGGAGGGTTCACCCTCTACACCACCGTTAACTAGATCAGGCATTGTTACCTCCCTTACTTTTCTAGTGCTGACATTTGTGCCAGCGTTGGATTAGTCAGCGGGTTCACAGAGACTTTAGAAGATGAACCCGCGGCCTCACGATGTTTGGCAAGTGCTTTCTTTGCCGTTTCAGTAGCCTTATCTTTCCATCCCCAATAGGCTATCAAGTACGCACCTACAGTCGTTGTCGTATTAGGAATTTGCTGTTTCATTAATGCACGTTGGGCATTCTTATCTTTATTTAGATCCCACCATTTATCGTTATACGCATGAACACCAGGCCATCTAACTTCCGCAGCCTGGTGAACGATAGTAGTAGCTGCTCGATCAACATCTTCTGCATCAGCGTAGTACTGTAGCAAGTCTGGATCGGAAATCATTTCTCTATTTAACCAATCCCAATATCCAAACAAGCCGGAGTTGGGTTGGTTAGGATTCTGTGTGCTGATAGCATATGCAATTGCAGCATCGTGTCCCTTTGTTTGTTCTGTCTCAAAGAATTTATCTTGCCACTTCTGTGCGCTTGGCCATTCCGTTTCGGAACGTTTATACAGAGCGGCTCTTTTTTCTTTTGCTCGCTTGATACCTTGAGCGATTTCTCCGGTAGGAGATGCTATCAATTCGGCAGCGTCCATCACAGCGTATGTCAACGCTTGATAATCAGCAGGCTGCCATCCTGAAAGATCTCCAGCAGACTGATAGAACTTCTCTCGCATTACTGACGTGAATCCTAGTTTATCAAGCAAGGCTGCACCTGATTTACCAGGTGGTACACGATTAAGTACATTCCACGCCAGCGATGATATACGTTGCTGCTCGGTATCATAGGCAAGCCATGCAGTAGATAGCCACGGATACTTTCCAAGAATCTGTGTTGCTGCTTCTTTAGGCAACATCGTCTTCTTTAAGTCTTGATATTCACGTCCTTGTTTTGCAAGTTCACTCTCCCAGCCTGCTCGTGGTGTTATTCGCAAGCCTAGAAACATCGAAGCCAGTGCGGGCAATCGTTGAGCCGACAAGGCCGACACTATTGCGTCTGCAAATGTTGGGCCACGTTGTGTAGCCGCAGCATATATTGCGTCGTCTGGGCTCAGAGAACCAAGCATCTGTGATGCTGCTAGTCTGCGTGTTGCACTTGCTACATTCCATTTAGTCCCTCCAACAAAAGGTTGCACGTTTCCTGTTCGTGGATCACGTGTCCACATCCAGGGCTCTACAACTTTCCCAGTTAGTGCAGCAAAGGAACGTGTTACTGGTGACAGGTATCCAGGTGTTCTTGCTCCTTCTCTGTCTCCTTGAAGAGCGCGTTCAGCCGCGTAAGCAAACATAAGCAGCGGATGTACTGCTGGTCCATATCTGCCTATTGCTTGAATGGCTTTTCCAAACGCGCTTCTTTCTCGATCAGGATCCTCGAAGGATTCAAAGATATTTTGTACTGGAATAAAAGTAGATTCAAAATCCCAAAGAAGTTTTCCGTCAAAACCAGGTACTCCAGAAATCGCAATGTGGTTCTTTGCCCAGTCTGGAATATCAGGATCGTCTTTGTTCATTTGCTCTATTCCACGCCGCATACGCAGGTAGGCGTTAACAGCCCCAGGCGAACGCGCTAAACTCTGTGCCCAATTAGGAACCGCGCGTGTGTACCAGTACACCCACGGGAACGCTAACTGCAAGAGAATATCTGGCGTCCGGCGCATCTGGTAATCCAATAGCGCATGGTCACGAACCCGCTTTGCGTATTTAGCCGCTGCAGCGTGGACATCGACGTGTCGTGATTGTAGTCTCTTAGTAAAGGTATTCAGCACATTATCCAGTGGTTCTCCAGCCTTACCTGCTTGTTCAAGAGATCTTGTTAGTGTAGTGGCTGGCATATCTTCTACTTCTTTAATCACACGCTCGAGAAGGTTAGTTGCTCTTACAGCCATATCAGTGTTTACGCTTACAGCACTAGGTGATGGTCCAGATGCCAGACCAGATTGCACAGCGCTAACAGCATTCTGCGCAACAACTGCTTCTGGCTTGCCTGATGCCATGACCTTTTGTGCGTGGGCTCTTACATATTCACGATACTCATTGGCTGCAACTACCTTACCTTCCCATTCCGGTTTGTTTACACAAGCAAATGGAACAAGGTCTATGCTGCCATTTTTCTTTCGGACTGGATACATGGCATAAGGAATATCGCCTATCTTAAATTCCTTCATAGCCTGTACTGGCTTCGCGTAAACACGTGGTACAACTTCGTCAGGTTTAACGGCATCAGGTTCAAGAATGTCGCCGGCTCGTGTCTCCAGCTTTCCTGGCGATTCGATGCTGGCTTTTACACCACCAGCGTCTCGGAGTTCCATTAGAACCTTGTCACGAGCGGCGCGATTCTTTTTCCATGTATCCGTCACGTCACCGATATCGTAAGTTAGCAGATTATCGAATACGCTTCGCACATCGTCAGGGAACTTTTCCATAGGGCCACGTCGATTGAATAGCGCACGATAAGCATCCGAGATCCAACGCTTCATCTTCTCGAATACGCCCAACAATCCCTTGGTTGGAGCAAATCCTTCAAAGATATACATCTCAAATGCTTTCGCGAACTTCTCTTGATCGTTTACGTCCCATAGATTTCGTCTTCGTCCTACCCACTTTTCGATAATTATCAGATCATCATTGCGTAGCATGGGTACTAGCATGTGTCCGGCTTCGTGCATAAGCGTAGAAGCATTGGCGTTCTCGAAACCTTTTAGTACACCAAGACCAGTCAGCGGATTAAGCGACCAAGAGCCAAAAACTTCCTTGCCTACTCTTTGAAAGGATGCTCTTTCCGCCATCTTTGCTATGCTTTCCAGGCCGCTGAGGTGCACAGGGGGTTTCTTTTCAAACCGAACATCTGAGATAAAACGCTCGTACCAAAGACGCCAATCCTCGCCATATGTAGAAGCCCACGATTTAGCAATAGCATCGAAGATAGTCATTACGCCATCGCGCTGCTCAGGTGTAAGATTGAACACGTTCATTGCTCGATGAGCGAAATCCTCGCGCTTCAATCCACCAATGTACTTAGCTACTCGAATACTCTCTGTTTCGTTCTTGTTGATAATGTGGGTAACTTCCGACCAGTTCTTAACCTTCTGTAGTGGTACGCGCTTGTTATCTTTCAGTACAGCATATGAATCAATGGTAGCCATACGATTAATTTCACCCATGTGTGCAGGGTAATCTGAAATAAGATCCTTACTCTTGAAGGTTGCAATAGTTACATCATCTGTCATTCCCCATCTGTTGATAGCCTGAACAACATCAAAGGAAGGAAGTTTACTCTCTACATGGAACTGACCATTCGATGTTTTAGTAATGAGAATAGCATCCTTGGGCTTAGTGTTTAGTTGTTTTGCTAGATCATTAGCATCTAAGTCTCCACCGATGTGAGCGATTGCATCCGCAGATTCATCGGCTGTTATCATCACGGACGCAGCATCATCTGGATGTGAAGCACCAATGAAGTGCCAGATCCTATCTTTGTCATTGCTTGAAACGATGAGAGTTGCCGCACCACCAACATTAGTTTCGAATCCTGTTGGTTGAGTGTGCTGCATATCGTAGAGCATGACAGAAGCATCTGGATCCACTCCAGCCTCGCGCATACGTGCAAATGTTTGCTTGATGCGCCCATCTGGAACATGCACTTCAATAGTGCCGTCTTCCAACTTTCGTATGATAGCGCTACGTCCGTTTGTAGAAGCAATGATTTCTGAGACTTCCTTAAGTTCAGACTTCTGCAATATTCCAGTATCCAAGTTGAGTGTTGTCACCCAAGGCTCTGGCTTTTGAATATCATCACCGAGTTCAGTGACGGTAATCTTTGGCCGATCCATTCTGGGCGTTGTCGATTTGGGTTTGGATTTTGTTGGTGTTGGTGTTGGTGTTGGTGTTGGTGTTGGTGTTGGTGTTGGTGTAGGTGCCGCCTTCTTAGGACGTGGTCCAATCTGTGCCATAACATTTTCTTTGAGATCTTCCCTTGCAGCAGCTTCAAGTGCTTCATCAGAAACTGGTGGAGTAATTACTGTAGGAGCCACTTCTGGTGCAGGAGGTACTTCTGGTGCTTTTGGTCTAGTCTTAATAGCCTGAACTTCCATGCGTACCTTCTCGTCGACAAAGTCTTCGAGGTTTGTTACTCTATCACCCTGCATTCTAACAGGCGTTTTCTCTGGAACACCAGCACGTAGAAGTTTGGCTGCTTCTTCTAGTCTACCTTCTGCTCTAGATGCTTCATCAATGAATTGGTCAGGAGCAAATTCAAGAATTACCTTCTTGGTTCCATCCTGATTCCAGTAGATATGACCAACTATGGTATTTTCTGCGGCTCTGATATTGGCAGAGCGAGAGAAAACGGTGCCAATGCTAGAAGTGTAGTGCGTAATGTATGCTAAGTGATCAGGAACCTCAGCATCAAGAGCACCACTCCAGTCAGAAATGGCAGCTGAACCATCAGGATTTAACCAATTTTGCACCATATTGAGTTCGTCAGGAACCAGACCTTGGCCACCACCGCTAGGTAGGTTAATGTCTCCAAATAGTTCTTCTTGCCTGTAGTAGGAACCCTGGAATACTCCATTCCCCAGATCACCTAAAGTAGACGTGCGCTCAATCATAGGAATGTTTGCACTTTGTGTATATGTTCTCCAGATAACTGGTGTATTGCGATCAATCTTTCTACCAGCCAACTCAGTAAATAACTCCATTGTCTCTGTTCTATCCATTACGCCTGTTACCATGATTGGTTTATCCCCACGTTTTGATACTGTAACTACTCCAGACTTGCCTTTAGGATATGGATTATCCAATGGAACTCTTCGTAGCCGCATAGAACCAGTGCCAGCTGATGATTGTAGATCCCAAGCCTCAGAACCAAAATCCTTAACCGTTGTATTACTACCAAGCATACTCCATCGACGATGTCGCAGAGAGTTGCTTCCAGCAACTTCCTCTCCAGCCAAGAATCCTGGAGTCAGTCTAGTTGTGCGCCCTCTCTTAAACAGACCATCATCAATAAGGATTACTTGGTCTGGGGCCATTTTTAGTTCTGCTGCTACTTTCCTTATTCCAACGAATGAGGAAAGTTCATGTGTAGCCACTATGTATGTATCTCCAGATTTCACTAGAACCAGCGATGCTTTATTTGGAATTACAGTACCAGGAGCAACCTTGATCACTTCTCCTGTATCTTTAGTTACTATGTAGCGCTCCTGTTCACCAATTGGTTTGGACATGTAAGCCTTGACATCAGGATTGGACTCCAGATCCAGTACGTTGCTGTATCTAATATCCGAAGCAACTTGTTCTGCCTTACCAGAAACCTCACCAGTTGGTGTTTGCACAATGACTGGTGTATCAGGAGGAAGTTGCTCCAAAGCCTTGACTGTTGTTTCTGTAACCTGACCATCTGGAACAATAGTTCCATCAGGAAGTTTCAACCCTTCCATAACCTCAGCATCTTTAGGAAGTACTTCAACTGCTTTTCTTCCTGCTTCTGGTTTAGTAGTGGCTGCCTTTCTGCTTTTGACATCAATAGCAACACGCTGAACTTCTGTAGATACAGGAAGCGTAGTAGCCTCTGCAATATCTACAGGCGCATCACCTGCTCCAGCAAGATCGGCCAGAATAAATGGTGTTGTTTCTTTGGTGTCCAAGTTGGTTACAAGAACTGGAGTCTGCTTATTAAAACCGTAGTCCAGTAACTTGTCTGCTATAGGCTTATTGGAAAGGGGATTAGCGTTGTTAGTACGTATAACAAAATTTCCTTTCTGTCGGAACAATCCAAGAGACTTCTTCATGTCGGCAGTAAGAAGGACTGCCTTGGTAAGATCCAGTTCGTCATACGGAAGATAGAAATCAACCTCTCTGTTTGCAAGATTAAGAACAGGTTGTGCCGGAGTTACATCTACAGCAACTACTGGCTGCTCAACTGGTAGATCTTTTACCTCTACAAGAGTATACGAAGTATCTTGACTTGGGGTTCTGGCATTTCTAAAATCCGCTTTAGCCTTAACTCCGTTATTCTTAAGCGCATTCTTTACTACCTCGTCGTCTGCTATAGATATATCAACGTTGTAAGTTATATTTTTTCCTTCCATGGAAAGACTTCCAGATGCTACAATCCTGTCTCCCTTTTCCGCAAAACTTGTATGTGCAATGCCTTCAGCAATCTTGTAATCCTTATAAGGAATAGCAACAATGTCTCCACCTCTAGAAACAAAAAGCGCAGTTGGAATTCCTTGTGCTTGAAGGCCACTAAGAGTAGTCACGTTAACGTCATTGTGTGTCATAGCAATAAAGGAAATTGCGTGATCCTTCGGGGCACTAGTCTTTATTAGATCTCGTATATTGTGCGTAGTAACTACTCCATTGTGGAAGATCTGTATGCTTTTGTCTGTATTTAGTCCTCTAGCAACTGCAAGTTTAGCAGCGTCTTGCGGAGCAGTATTACCACGCGTGATTACAAAAGCACTGTCCTCATATAGATACATGTCCATAGGATCTTTAGAAGCAATGAATGTTTGTTCCTTTGAAAGTTCCACATCGAAATCGCCAACAGTAATCTGCTTGCCTTTTACTCTTGCTATATCACCCGCGTCCTTGGTTAAGAAACGCTCCAGTGGGCTGCTGCTTGCTGTTTCGGCTAAAAGATTGTCATACTTGAAAGTCAGACTGCCAAAGACAGGAGACTGGAATGTAACATATTCAGTGCCTTCAGGAATAGCATCTTTTAAGAAATTAGAAAACCCATGTGGCGTATTGAGATAGTCAGCATTACTACTAACTAGATAGGCGTTAGGATCCGTACTTCTAATAATTACTAGATGTTGTTGTGGTTGGAAGGACATGAAGGTTGTAGCACCAGATATGGATGAAGGATCGAATGAGCCTTCGAATGTGGAAGATACTAGTTGTCTAGTTGTTGGATTGTAGACTGCTACGGCCTGCTCGCCTTTGTTAAGAGTAACCCAGCCATCCTTGAATCCAGTCATACCTTTAGCAAGCATTTCACTAGGATCTTCACCAAGCAGCGTGTTCAATCTTCCGATAACAACATCACTTACCGGTGCACCTTTTTTACTTCTCCAGACAGTAATAACGTCATCACTATATCCCATTTCACGAAGTGCTTGAAGAGCGTCCATGCGCAAGTCTGTAGGCGCTTCAATAAATACACCATGCATTGTTTGCCATCCAAGATAACTGTTCTTAGTACCCGCAGATGCTGCATGAGCAAGAGACTCAGTTGACTCTACAAAGGAGCGAGTGTAGTAATCGAACGAGAAGTAGCATTGTGCTTTTCCTGCCTCACCAGCCCTAAGAATATCCGTAATTGCTTCTGCACGCTCAACGGGATTATGCAGAAAACTTTTTTCTCCAGGCATAATTACCTGTGTCTTTACTGGTGGATACTTATGTGTTCCGGCTTCTGCTGCACGAGTTCTCATAGACAGAGGATCTAGTTCAGGAGCACGCACTTCTGAAGCCAGATCTGGATCCCGTTTTATGCGTCTAGCAAGTTCTTTTGCTGCCTCATCATCCCTACTTCCGAACGCTCCAATGAACTGCCTCAACTTAATAAGGGGCATTTCGGGGTTGTCTGATGCTGTACGCTTTGCGAACTCACCTAGTGATATGCCTAGCCCTAGCATTTCCGAATCAGGATCTGCTCCCATCTTGATAAGTTTCTTTGCAACACGTATCCTTGCTTCGTCCTGTTGTCTGGCGTTAAGTTTTATTGGCTCAAAGTCCAAACTGATCATTACCTTCTTTTTAGAGTACCTAACAGAAACCACAGGCTGAGATTCTGATGCTGCTAACTGTTTGTAGTTACGTTGAAAAGCCATCTGATACAGCGACTCTGCGTCAGACTCGTGGGATCCAATAATGAAATAGTCATGCGCAGTTTTAGGATATTCCGGATTGTAATCCAGGTAGATTAGTTGATGAAAACCGATAGGATCATCCAAGACAGTAGCAGGAAGTTTATCTACTGCTGCGTGCAAAGCAAATGATTGATTGACAGGAGCCTCAATTCCCTTAGGTAGTTCACCTGCATTACCAAGTTCGTGTGCCCATTCAATCTTAACTCCTCGCTCACCAGGAGAAGCCATCTGTGCAATGGTTCCCTTTTCCATAATGAAAGCATATTCGTCCGTTGTAGATGCGGAGTACCAAATCATAGTCATATTTGGAATTGGTTGGTTTTTCTGTACGTAACCTTGCGCTATTTGAAGTGCAACATTTCTACTATAGGTTCCATGCTTATCGTATGGACCAACGAAGAAGTATCCAGCATCTGTAGCAAAGCATGCTATTCTAGCGCCTGGTGCTTTAGCGTTACGATTTAGTTCAGCAACGTCCTTTGCAATATCAACAGCAAGACGTGCAAAGTTAACTTCCTTACCTGGAGGAAGAAACTCTTTCTTTGTATCACCGAGTCTCTGAATGTAACTAAGATCACCAATCCACTGACCGGTATTAACCGCGTGTATGATTGGCTCATCCAGGTATTCCTCTCCCCACGCTATTTTCCGTATTTCCTCAGGACCAGTCTGGTACAGTTCCTTACCAGCACGCCAGTCATCAATGCTCATCACATTACTAGAGGGGAAAGGATTTATCGTCACATCGAAATTAGAGAAGTCAGCACCCTCATGATAGCCTCTAGCCATGTGGTTCTCGTAGAGGCTACGAAGTTGTGCTGCATCCTTAATTTCAGGAAGATCATTTAGACCATGTCTATAGTGGTTAAGTAGTTGCACTCTTTCCTCAATGGTCAGGTCCTTGAAATATTTTTTAAACATCTTAGCCGCGTCTGCTTCTACCTGTCTTTGCAGCGGAACTAGGTACGGAGTTTGCCAGTCAATCCCTTCCCCGTAGTATTTCTCCATGTCGTATGGCCATCGTGCAAGATCATACTGCTGCTGACCCTTAGAGATACCAGCAGCCCGCGCTTCTTTCATAATGTGTCTGTTGACTAAAACAGCGTCAGGAAGATCATCAAGTTCTTTCTTTGCAAACCAGGCATAGCCTCCTGACTCGCCAATAATGCGTCCATATTCCATATCCATCTTCGCGTATTGCTTTTGGTACTCAGTCAGAAGCCTGTCTGAGTATTCTTTAGCAGTGATTAATCCAGCCTGGTGATCAGCAAAGAGTTGTGTCTGTGATACACGAACCCGCTTGATAGCGTTTACGTACTCCTCTTCCACCTGCTGCACTGCCTGTCGCATCTTAGATTGATCCTTCAATCCAGTAGCCAGAGCAGCATGCGCGTTAGCGCGAGAGAGTTGAAGATCATGCTCTATCTTACTAAGCGCCTTCACCAGATTCTCAGCAACCGTAACTTTTTCCTTCTTAGGTACTGTAGCATCTTTACGAACAACTTCACGAAGTTGCTTGCTTGCTTCTCCAACTACAGTTCCAGGAACTGGAGCCGGAGGAGACGTAACCTGCTTTGCAACTTCCAGCGGCCTCGTCATGTATACCTGTTCGAGATCTCGTAGACGCTTGACGAACTCTTCCCTGTTCTTTGATTTAGACGCAGCAGTCTTAATAAGTTGATGTAGTTCAGCAAGCCCGCTATCAGTAATGTCCTTAGCCAATTCCTCAGATAGAATATCCCAAGGCTTGACTCTAATCGCGTCATCACCAAGCAATCGAACATTGCCACCGTGGCTTGATACAAACTCAGCAATCAACTCACGTATCTGTGCAATGTTATCGGCACCCAAGAAGCCAGCCTGCTCGATCTTTCCCTTGATGATTCCTATTTCCTTGGGAGTAAGCAGTCTTGCTATTTCGTCTGGAAGAGTTACGTCTATCTGTGATCTACGCCACAGCGTTCTTGTAGCACCATCAAATGCTTGCTGCACGATAGTTCGTGATGCTTGCTGCTCAAATTTCTGTGCAGCATACATCGAGAATGTAGTAAGCCCAGGCTTGGTCATAAACGTTTCTCCAGCACCAATACCCTGCGTTGCTGCACGAACGTCATAACCAAGCACCAACTTGTTCAAAGCAGCGCGACGACTGCTGATGAATGGAGAGTACCCATCAACCATGATATGCGCAACGTTGTCTGTAAAGTTTCTAATCGCGTAGCCCAGATTCATGCCCATGTATAGACGAGCGAATACGTTATCAAGAGGACGTCTTTTTTCAACAATGGCTTTAGCCCCACGCAGGATAATCCCTTTCTCGTACTCGGCTACTGGTATCATTTCACTAATAGCAAACCTTGCTTTGTTGTACCAAGCATGTGCTACCTCAGTGGCTGTATGGGCTTCATCCGACATCTTAAGTGCTCTAGTTAGTGCAACAAGTTTTCCATCCTTGTCAGTTGCAATCTTCTTCATAAGTACTGCAGCACGTCGACCGTTTCGTGAAGATGGTGTCATTCCGTAACCACGATTGAAGAGTTCCCGACCAGCAGCCCTGACCTTTGCAGGATCATCGTCTGCTAGTTTAATCCACAACGAAGTTACTTCACCAATCTCGTCGTCAAGCCTTCGTGCGAATTCAGTCTCGAATTCCGGAGTACCTACTAGATTTTTCCAGTTAGGATCTGTTTTCATGCTGCCAAGAATAGCACGATTTGCTGTACCGTTTACGATCTCTACAGCCTGAGCCGCTTCTTCCGCAACCATGTGTCTCATAGAATCGGTTGTATACGGAGCAACAATAGCAGCGCCCTTACCAAAGATATTCTCGGCTTCCTTAACCTGACCAGCACGAGAACTCAGCATTGCTATATCGTTAGCAACCGTTTCTGTAGGAAGAAGATGATCGAACAATGCTTGCTCATCTATCTTCTTCCCAACACGTAGCGCCTCACCAGCGTCTGTAAGTTGTGGAAGATTAACCATTCTATTTGCTTTTGCAAGATCCATGACCTTTATGACTTTGTCGAATGCCACGTCTACTATGTTCAAAGGATCAAACACTGTTTGGCCAATCATTTCTTTCCACCAAACAGAATGCTTCATCAAGACTTCTTGTGCCTCTTCGTCAGTGAAATCACCCATAGTGTTCAGTTCTCTGTAGGCATTACCAGCAGCCTCAGGTCCAGAAAACTGAATACCACGAGAATACACCCAGGCACGCTCTTGCTGCGGTGTATTTACTCCATAGAGTTCTCGCTCGTGTCCATAGAACGCATCACCAAGCAAGGTCTCTACAACCTCTGCAGGAGTATTTATAAGTTCCAATGAAGCCGAAGCCGTTCTACCAAAGTCAGAGGTAGTAATGTTAGTTATGATATTGTCGAAGGAGTTCCACGGAAGATCCGTACCAGTTTGGCCCCAACTGCTCCAAGCATTTCTTGCTTTACTCCATCGCGCGTTTACGTGTTCATCCACATAGTTAATAAAGGACTCGCCCTTTTTCCAACCCATAGGAGCATCAGTCTCAGGGTTATAAGGATCAGGCTTTACCTCTGGAGATACCGTTTCCAGATCCTGAGCGGCTGATTGCATATCCTTATCCGCTTGCTTCTTCTGCTCTTCCGCAACTGGTCCAGTAATTGCTGGAGGAGCCAGACCAAAGAAGTCAGCGATTGAAGATGTGAGATTGGAAAAAAAGTCGCCCTGTGCCACCTCCGCCTCGCTGGTTTGCACAGGGGGTTTCTTTTCCACGGTGGTGCTTTCGATGCTTGTCTCTGGCGATTCGAGTTCGTAATTAACACCGGAGGAGTAATCTTCACTAGGTGGCGTAGACTCTCTTCCGGATACTTGATCAAGAACTTCCTTCTCTGTCATTTCCATACTGGAATCGCCACGTTGGCCAGATGGTTTATGGAATGGTTGGTTAATATCTTCCCATCCCGCAGGACGCTCCCACGGTTGCCACATTTTGAAGCCTAACCTATCCGGATGTGTGGGAGGCAAGGCTTGTGGCGTTGGTTTATAATTTCCAGTGTATTCATTTCTTGGTGTAGGTGCAGGTGGCTGTGGTACACCACCTGCACCATAGACCGGCTTCTGTATTCTAGGAGCCGGAGGGGCGGGTGGATTCTTGCTCATAATACCCTCGTAAAATGAAGGATGGAAGTGATACCCGCTCTGTTTCTACCTGTTGAACTTCTGCACCACGCTCGTGCTCACGCTGTGCAGCCAATATATTCGATAGCGTACGCTTCTGACTTTGCAGTGCAGAAGCGTACGCATTACGAATTACGTTAGCCACAGGTTTCTACCGACACCACCACGAGTAGTCGAGGAACCAAATGGTTTGGTTATTGCACGACGATAACCAACCGTTCCTATTTCACTCGGACTGGTACTGCGTAGTTGCGGATTCACTAGATTCTGCGCTAGCGCTAGAACAGGCGCCAGCGAATTATTGTTCAGAACTTGGTTCTCCAACGTCTCCAGATGTGCAGCAGATGCAGCCTTAGCAGCACGTGTTTTACGTTGGAAACCCAAATCCTCATCCAATGTTGGCATTGCTTGATTTGCTGTATTCAAGTATTCTCTAAGCCATGTAAGAGGAGCCATCTGTTTATTTACCGCTTCAGTTTGTACTGCTGTAGGAGCACCAGTTCCATAAACCATTTCTGCTAGTTTCCTGGGAGTAAGTTGATCCATTGCATACCACAACCTGTTTCCCTGAAGCAAGTACTGGTTAGGATTTAGTTCTTGCGGTGAAGCACTAGCCGAAGAATATCCAGCCTGCGGTTGTGAAATGCGTTGACTACCAGGAACACCAGGTGGCTTTTGTACGTTAGCATATGAACCAAACGCTGTGGGATTTTGCTGTGCAAGCCATTGTCCCATTTGCCACTGGGTGCCAGGATCCATATAACGCAGCAGTGTATTTACTGCTGTTTGTAGAACATTAGCAGATGAAGCATCTTTAGGATTGTATTGCTTATGCCAGGAAGGTAGAGACGCAACAAAACCTTGTGTGTTTGGCTGTATTCTGTTTGCATTCTGCCCACCGCTATATATCTTCAAGCCTCTCCGACGAGGAACGTATCCAGTATTTACCATATTTACTGGAGCAGGCGGTGGGTTTGGAAGCGGTGGTGAAGGGGGCATAGGTGGTGGTAATGGAGTTGGTGGTGTTGAAGGTGTTGAAGGTGCTGGAAGCCACGGATTAGGATATATTCTAGGATCTTCTAGAGCCATACTAGTATCCCTCCCCTATCGGTGGAATGTATCCACCACTATTGCTCCAGTTGTCTGAAGAAGTTAGACCCGCTGCATTAGATGCTTCTTGTTCTTGTTGTCGTTTACGGCGATAACTACCACCACCACGCCACGGATTGTACCAAGGCTCACCCCAACCTTGAGGACCCCATCTATCTGCAAAACCACGTCCCCAACCTGCTCCGAGTGGTGCTCCGTAGAAATAAGGATTATCCCACGGATAAGAACCAAGGCCAAATCTATCTTCGTACCATTGGCCCTTGTAATCAGCAGCAGTTGGAGCACGACCATTTTGCATCATAAATTGTTGGCCCCACTGTAGCGCCTTGATGTTTTCACGTAGCACTTCTGTAGGATGGAAACTTCCAACCCACGGTGGTACACCGCCATGATCTCGTGCGTAATCAAGAACCCATTGATCGAATTCTGCTTGTGATCCCTGCCACATTCCGCCAACTTGATTCCAGTCTACTTCTTCTCCAAGTGCATCAAACTCAGGAGCCCACGGACTTTCTCCGGTGTAGCCTGTTCCGGTGGTTGTTCCGGTGGTTGTTCCGGTGGTTGTTCCGGTAGTTCCTGCTCCGGTACCTGCTCCGGTTTCGGTTGTTCCTGTTGTTTCGGTGCCTGTTGGTGTTGGTGTTGCTGACGTTGTTAGCGGAGACCACGATGTTACTCCATATGGATAACCAGGTGGTAGTCCTGTTGTTGATGCTGGCGGCGCGGGCGGCATGAGCACAGGGGGATTTTTTTCCAAAGTAGGATATGTAGGAAGTGCTGAGTAAGGTGGAGGAAGGGAGCCTGGTACAGCAGAGGTTAGAGGATTATATTCTACTGGAGCAGGCCTGTTTTCACTTAGAGGATTATATGCTGTTGGAGGAAGCGAGCCTGGTACAGCAGAAGTTAGAGGATTATACGGAATGGGTTGCCCAGGTAGCATTACTCCAGGCGGTGTGTTGGAATAGTCAACTCCCTCTTCATAACCTGGTAGTGCTTTTACTCCTTGTGGTTCTGGCCACCAATTCATTCCCATAGGGTACTGTTCTTGCAATTCCGAAGTGGAAACGCCACCAGGATATTGTGCTTGTACTCCTGCTGGGATGCTTCCTCGTCTGCTAGTTGTGCGTTCTGTTCTGCTTGTTGGAGGCACTGGTTGGTCATATCGTCCTTCATACATTCTTGATAGAACATCCTCGGGAGGTAGTTCTACTTTCTTCTCACCTGGGCCTTGTCCTAGCGCTTCGAAGTAGTTTTGTGTGGCTGGAAACACTGCTGGAACTTCTGGAACAAAGAAACGATACATTGCTTCGGACATTCCTAGCGGATAGCCTGTTCCAGCAGGAATTGAAGCAGCAGGTGATGGAACCATTTCCGGAATGAAGCGGCCACCAGGCCCAGTATCAGGTGCTGGAGTTCCATATCCAGGTGGAGTTGCTTGTGTTGGTTGTGCTAGGTATTCTTGATAGGTCGGGTAGTCATGAATCATATCTTCCCACGGCATCCTAGGTGGTACTCGTCCACCGGAAATGGGAAGATAATAGCGATAGGTTTTACGCTCTTCCTCAGGAATAGGAGGACCTTGAAGATCGTAAAGAGCACGTGCAGTATATTTAGCAAAAGCATCCTGCTGTGCTTTACGATCTTTCTTCTCTGCCTCAGTTTCAGTAGCAGACTTTCTGTTCTTGTCCTTCGCGCCTCTCTCAGCAGCAGAGGGTTCCGCTCTCTTGTATCTTTCTGGTCGTGTGGGTTGTGGTGCTGGTTGCTTCGGCGCTCGCTGTGAAGTCAGTCCTTCGTCTCTACCTCTACCACCACCACGATCTGGTCGTGTTGGAATAACTGGTGGTTTAGGTGCTACTACAATAACTGTCGTAGGTGGCTGTTGTGGAACACCGTAGTCTGCAGGGTTATATGTGATTGGTCTTGGTGGCTGTGGAATTGAACCACCATCGGAAATCACAGCCATGTGATACCTCCTATTCGGGTGGCGGACCACCCATTCTTACGTTCTCTGGAGAGAACATTCCAGTTTCATTCGTTACAGATCCGTCATTTTGTGGCATTGGCTCGTTCCCTGCCATTGCTTGTTCAAGTCCCATTCCTATATTTGGCATGCTAGGTGCCCCACTACCAGCACCACCTGCCTGTTGCATCAGGACTTTTCCAAGTTGCGCCTCTACTATAGGCAAGTATGGACTCTTCTGTTCCTTAAGAACATCAATAAGAGCCATAAGTTGCACCATAGGATCGCGCATAGCAGTTTCTTCCATGACAGTTTGGATTTCCTCTTCAGGCTGAGCAATGCCAAAGTAATGCTCCAAGATGTAACGCATGCTAACTGGAGGCTTCGGAAGAGAAGCAAGTTGTGCACCAACAACAGCAAGACGCTGCTCGTCACTAGCCTGCTTAGGTTTGACAAACGTGTCAACAACGAGTGCCTCCGTTTCTCTTCCAGCCAACATAGCAGAGAATGATTTGCCTTTTACTTGCGTGGTTACTGCTATGTGAGTGCTGTAAGAAAACTCCTGCAGCATCTGAAACACCATATCGCCAACTTTGCTGTAGAAGAGTTCCAAGTTCCCACGTGGCGTATCCATTCTCAAAGTGTCAGCACCGATAAGTTGCGACAGGCCATATCCTGACATACGTGCAGATGTTTGTCCGAACATAGCCTCTGAGAATGAACTCTCTGACATTTCCTTCTCTAGATTCTCTCGTACCTTCCAGACATCTGGAGGATTTCCTGGCCACTGTGGAAACTCAACACGCTCATTAGGATCATTCATCTGCAATATCTTGCCCCAGGCACCTTCAATGTTCATTGGCGTAGCGCCACGATGCACAGGAACAAGATTACTTAGCATATCAACAATCCGCATGATGCGGGAATTAAGATACTCAGTACGTTCCAGCGAGTAGATCATGGGAAATAGCATTGGAATTTTTTGCATATCAACTTCGTCAAACATCCCTTGCTTGTAGACAGAGAATACGTAAGGAATGAATGGATAGATAAGAGTCTTCCGTGGAATGACTACGTGTTCGTCGTAGGTTACCATGTAGTTTACGGAGCCGTCGTAATCATATCCCCACCACTCAATGTATGGAGCAACTCTATCTTCTACAGGAGGAAGAGGCTCATTTACTTTCTGGTTTATTGGAGGCGGAGGAATTACAGCGCCTTCAATATCTCTCCATTCTCTGACTACACTAGAGTAAGTTCTATTTTCTACCTGAACCAACTCGGAGAATGGCGAGTCGAATGTACTTGGGCCTATTGGATAGAGGTTACGTATTGGAATAATTGATAGTGTGATGGGAACCAAGTTACGTGGGTATGTTGCAACTGCCCAGTATTGTCCGTCTTCTTGTTCTTTTGTCTCCATGACAGGATCAGGTGCTCTATGATCCCACAGTATCTTCACCGCAGCAGAACCATGCAGCACCGTGTTGTGTGCAACGAGGTTATACAGATTCTGTTCCTGTCGTCTAGAGTTTGCACGCCACAGTCCTGCAAGAAAAATCTCTGCACGGGATGCTACCTTGCTCGTTTCTGTACTGCCACCTGGACACGTTACCGAGTATTGCGGTGGATACCCACCCAAAACTGCTGTTGCAATATCTACAGTATTGTGGCCTCTTGGTGATGCGCTCCAGTACTCTCCATGGACTTTGTTACGCCACGAACTATCATCAGAAAGATAGCCTGTCTTTCTTGCTCTAGACATGGCATAGATTTCGTCCATGAGACCAACAAGTGCATCGCGACGACGAAATACATTACGTGCATAGTTCAGTCTTGCAGTAACATCTCCTACCGTATCCGGCATTCCGGACATGTTACTTGCCATTCCTATGCTCCCTCTTCGGAACTGGTGGGTTCGGAGGACGCTTCTTTTTAGCGCGTCCCGCTTTTCTATATGCTATCGCAGTAGCCTGTTCTCTTGGATAGCCTTCTTCAATCAACTTAGCAATGTTTTTGCTGATTACTTCATCGCTACTTCCTTCCTGTAGAGGCATTTTTGCCTTCCTTACGCATCTTAGGCGGTGGTGGCATTACTTTCTTGAACGGTGTCTTTGGAGCATTGTTGTCTCCAAAGGTCAGACCGGCCCCACCCAGGGGCTGCACAGGGCGATTTTTTTCCAAACCAGTGGATTCCAGATCCAAATCAAGACCTAAATCGTCACTGGGTGATGCACCAACACCAATAGTAGATTCCAGAACAGCCAACTTCTGCTCAATAGCAGCAAGTCTCTGTTCAATGTCCATTACTGGTGCGGGCGTAGACATTGGTCCCATCATTGACGGATCCATTTTGTAAAACCCCTTTCCAGATTAGTTTGCCCAAGCAAATCCATCACGTGCTGGGCCTACTTGACGAGTATCCGATAACTCGAACGGAAGATTTCTCTGTGGCTTCGGATTCAGAATTGCGTCGGACGCAGAAGCAAGTTCCAATATGTACGAGTCAATGATTGGTTGCCAGAACTTACAGGCTTGAGTCAATGCGTCAACACGATCATCATGAATAGCATTAGGAAACGTGCTGATTTCGTCAAGAAGCGCGCTTTCCCATGTCGGAGACGTTGACGCATTGGGATATAGAATCCTCATGACACCTGTTCCACTTAAGCCTATAGCATACTTAGATCTTGCAATCTTGTCTGATCCTACTGTTACTGGAACAATATTGAAGCCGGCCATTCGTGGGTTTTGGCGTAAAGACTTGAATGCTGTATTCTGGGATGCTACTGCTTCCACATATATGTCCACGTCTCTACCATCTTTGATTGCTGTTTCAATAAGCATATTCTTGCCAGTGTCCCACTCTTCACGCCATCGTGCTTCGTCCTCTAAGACAACTAGAAATGGCGCTACGTTTCTGTCTATGTGGTCTTGTGTCCACCTATGTGTTGGGATAGCGTACAACGCTGCACGCAAGCCTACTGTAGCGTCAGCCTCTTCGTTCTTACTAAATGCCAAGTCCCAACTTCTACACCTGTGGACAAGTTTATACCCTTCGGCTTCAAGTAACAGTGCCGTTACTGAACGGAAATCCGCTCGCTTGAACTTCTCCCCTTCTTCACCTGAAGGTGAGCATTGATATAGTCCACTGTACTGAGAACGAAGGAGTCTCTTTGTACCACTTAGAAACGCTTTGTCAAAGCCCATTTCTGGCCAGAGTGGGGTGCCTTTAGGCCTTCCTAGAATATCAGGAAAAACATATGTGCGTTGATAATCTGTAAGTGTTGCTTGCTCTTCCGGAGATACATCTGCACGTGTACCGAGACTTTCTGCAGGAAGAGCAACAACTTTGAATTCGTTTGCTTCCTCTGAGTTAAGAATACGGCCAATCAGATCATTCTCGTGCCAGTGTGTCATTACAATGAAAACGACACAACCTTTCTGCGCACGAGTTCTAGCCGTAGTCTTGTACCAGTTATAGACACGGGTCTGATGTGCTTCAGAAACTGCTTCTTCGTAGTTCTTGTGAGCATCATCTATGATTAAGTAATGCGCACCGTATCCTGTAATAGTACCACCAACACCAGCCGCGATTAGTGTTTCCCGTTCTTTATTTACAGCCCAACGATCAGCAGCGCGGACTGTAGATGATAGAACAACACCAGGAAAGACTAGGGGGTAGTAAGGATTCGTATCTATCACATCACGATTTTGGATACTGAAACTCTCAGCAAGCGCGGCAGTATGCGTAGTGAGAATGAAGCGACGTTTTGGATTTCTCCCAACTAACCAACCTGGTGCAGTACCAGAAACAGTTTGGGATTTTCCGTGTCGTGGAGCCATCATCAAGATTACCTTACGAAGCTCGCCACGGTCTGTCGCTTCAATCACATCCGCAATAACTGTAATGTGTGGAGGAGCGAGAAAGCCTGGATCTACAAGTTGTGCATATGCCAGAAAGTTTTGTCTGGCTAGCATGATCTGTACAGCTTTCTCAATATCTGCCACTTCTTCCTCTGAGGCCGATGCAAGCATCGCATTGATTATGGATTCCTCATCGGGAAGAAGCGGCGGTGTGGGTTGGAGCGCGGGTGTATCTGGAGAATATTGTATTAACATATTTCACCATCAACAATCTCGTGTGCATAGTTGCTCGTCGGACCGGGGGGTGCACAGGGGGAATTTTTTTCAGTTGCGATTCTTGCGCGAGATGTAGCAGAAACAATCGACTTTAGTGCTTCTTGTGAAAGCGAAGCGCCAGAGAGAGTATTGACCATATTCTGTAGCGTGAAGGATTGCTGTCTGTTATCGAATAGCAGTTGCGTAGGAGACAACGGCCTAGCAATTGCACGTTGTGCAGCCTCAAACTCCAGTAGGGTCTTGAGCAATCGAATCTGTAATGCCGCAGGCATGACTCCGAGATCTTGTAACTCTTGTAAGTTAGCAAGAGTCTTGTCTCTGAGAGACGCCACAGCATTAGCGTTATGTGCTACTACCCATTCTGGATCGCGCATTTCCTCAGGAACTTCTGCTGTTGCTTTTACTGGAGCAAGTTGTACGTGTACGTCTGTGGATTTCAGATTAAAGTCTTTAGCAATTACACGTACGCGCTCTTCAGAAAGAGATAATTGATTTGCTGTTGCTTTGATATTACCGTGGTTTTCGACTAGTTTCTGAAGCACTATATCCTTCATGCTTGTTGGGGCGGGAAGTTGTTGGGGTTGTGGAGTTTGTGTGTTTGTGTATTGTCTCAACATTTCCCATCCCCTTTCTTGTTGTTTCTAAGGTATTCTGATGGGGGGCTATGGCCGATACCCCCCACCGGAGGGCGCGGGGCAGCCTGGGCAGGGCTACCCTAGCCTTATTATACCACAGGTCGGGGCGTTTGTCAAGGGGTTTTGAGGCGACTTTGAGGCGACTTTGGGCAGGTCTGGCAGGTCGGTCCGGACTGTTTTGGAAATATTTTGCGAAAGATTTTGCTGTTGGGAAAAAGTTAAAAAATGTTGGAAAAATTTTTAGAGCGTCAACTAACGTTCGCTTCCATTCAACATCCAGTCCCTATCCTTACCATTCCTTACCCTTACCATCCGTCCCCGCGTTTTTTCCTCTGGCTCTTTCCGGTCGGCTGTTGGCTGTTGCATACCTGCGGGTAATGTGGTATAATGGTGTTGCGCCACCTTGCGCGCAAGCAAACCCTATGCAACACCATATGAAAGGAAAGGTGCTTTAATGGCTACAAAGAATTACAATGCAGACGTGGTGAAAGCCTTGCCGAAAGACAAGGCAATCACCGGAATTGGCGAAATTGCACGCATAGCACAGTTGCTTTGTGCCAATGATGCTATCACGCCACAAGTTGTATCCGAGACGCTGAAAGCAAAGTCCAACGTGGTTCTAACACCGTCTGGACGGATCAAAGGTGCTAAACTTGTCACCGTCACCGTCGGCACCATTGAGACGCTTTTCAGTTCATACCGCAAGCCTGTGACTAGCACGCGGACTAGTCGCGGTATCGTTGGCCGCGTGCCTATCAACACCACAGACGCTGAATTGCTGGAACTGTGCAAGGCCGTGCAGACTGCATTCCCACAGATTACTTTCCTTGGAACCGCCGAACAGATGCACGAAATGGACCTTGCGGTATCGCTTGCGGCACAGATTGGCGCCAACGTGTTGGCCGATATCGCGGACTTGTTGGCGTAGCACATAGCAGCATAGCACGCCAACGCAAGGCCACCAGACTAGCACAGTCTGGTGGCCTTTCGCTTTACTGGTAATGGCAAGGCCACCAGACTAGCACAGTCTGGTGGCCTTGCCATTGGCAATAAGGTATCTGGTGCTGGTGCTGGTGCTGGTGCTGGTGCTGGTGCTGGTGCTGGTGAAAGGAAAGGTGGCATATGGAAAGGAAAGAAACAACCAATAGGGTTTGGCTAGTATCCAATGGACAACACTTGCCCATAAGTCTGGCGCAAGTGTTGTCTTTGTATCCAGACAACACGGCGCATAGTGCGGTATTCTGTTATATGCTGGACAATGGTTTGAATGATATAACCGCTTGGACAATGGGTGCTACAAGAATACCAATGCGGTTGTTTGCAATTGCCAAACTTGATGAAAAAGAAGGTTTGGTGATCGTTGGAAATGAAGCGCGCGCAAGTAGTTTATGCACGCGCAACGAATACAAACAAGCCGCGGTGCAAGAAATACGCACGACGGTATCTGCAAAAACAAAAGACGGATTTGAAGATGACAAATCACAGCAATTATTCTTGATGCTGTGCGAACAGATGAGTTGGGAAGAAGCACAATCGGTCGTAAGTTACTGTGAAATGCGCGGCCGTCAGGCACAGGGGCGGCGTTTTTTACAGGCAAGAAGCAGAAAAAACAACATCAAGAATAGTAATCACGTCCTACTTAAAGACTTGCGTGATAGCATACGCAATCAGGATGAACTATATCCTGACGAGGAAAATCTGGCAATCCTGACGGATGACTTGCCAGAAGAGAATAAGCGTGGGAATAAATCCCGTCAACGATATGTGCCTGATATGAAAGCAGGCGCACGTAAATACTCTCCGATCTCGTCCGATATTCCGGATGAGATATCCAAACACAAAGCCGATATGCAGCGAGAGAGAACACAGAAAGATCGTTACTCTCTCATATCCGATAGAGGCACCACACTTTTCCGTGATCTAACATTCACGGAATGTCGTATCTTGAATGCGTGCTTTCCGGTTCTCTTACGGAAAGCACAGTAACCAACACCACAATGGAAAGCACCGGAAATCGGGGGGGGGGGTACCCCCTGGGTACTACCGCTACCATATCCCGCCGTGTCCGGGGGTATAGACAAAGAGGAAGGGTCTTTTTAAGAGAGGAAAATAGGTAATTAAAGGATTAGCTTAATCCCGATTATTACCTTTTACCCCCTATCTCTACCCCCTATAAGGGGGGGATATGGTAGTACTACCATCGGGGGGGGGGGGGGGGTTTTCCGATGCTTTCCGCATCACAACAGCAAAAAGCAACACTAACCAAAGCAACACTAACGAAAGCAACACTAACCAAACACCGAAAGGAAAAGGAATAACAAAATGGAATCGCCAGATGTCTACCTCATTCTCATCCTAATGTTGAACAATCTGCACTGGCTCGGCATCCAGATACAGAATCTTGGTAGCACCGTCGAAGATTTTGTGTGGTGCATCAAGATGGACAAGGAACACGAGACTTGTCACGTGACTGTTGTTCCTCACAAGGATAGCAGTTACGCATTCAACATCGAGTTCCGTCTTGACTTGGATTTCGATGGTGAGCGTTGGTATATCCGGAACCTTTCCATTCACTATCGCTAACAACAGCAACACCTGCACGCTATCCCAAACAGCAGCAGCAAGCAACACGCTTCACGCTCTACCGCTGGGTGGGATGGCGTCCAGATTCTAGAAAGAATCAGTACTTACCAATTCTTTCTAGAATCTGGAGGCCATCCGATCAGGCCTGAAAAAAATCCCCCTGTGCGAATCAGGGGCGGGCAGGAAAATGGCAACCGAAAAGCGTACGTTCAAAACACTAAGACTACAAGATGGAGTCGCCGTAGCAAAAAGATTTAGAGACGGCGAGTCTATCTTTATCCAGTTAGTGGATAAGTCTTGGTTGCTGGTTACGCACGCTTTCAAGAGTGGACAATTCAGCGACGCTCGAATGTTCGTTGACTATATGAAAGCGAATGGGATTGCAATTACTGATGTGAAAGCGATTGCCTGCTGCTATCCTGTTTCTGTTCGGAACAATCCCAAGTACAGGAAAGAGTACACATCCAGAGTGATCGGCACTCTGAATGGTGTAACCAACATTATCTTTGAGCGTGACTGTGTGAAGTGCGTGTCCACAGATTACGACAAAGAAGATTGGAACATCTACAAGGACAGAAGAGTGAAAGGAAAAAGGGAAAGGTAATGTTTACCAGCGAAATCGTCAGTGTCAAGCAGTTTACCTATCGCACTGCTATGGTGGTCGGCGGTATGGAAATTCCACGCACTGTGATGGCGAGCGTTGAAAGTATGCTCGCTCATAAGGCGGGAGTTTCCAAGGATAACCACACCGTTTATCAGGTACAGTACGGGTGTGGCTCCACCCAGTTTTTCGGGTTCAGTGATCTTTCCTGTTACGTCGGCAACGGCATCCGCATCGAGCGGTACTAACCAGCAAGAAAGGAAGAAAGGAAGAAAGGAACGAACATGGGTACCAACTACTATCTCCTGCGTTTCACTAAAGCGCAGGAAAGCCCAGAGTATCTTCATCTGGGAAAGCAATCAGCAGGATGGAAGTTTCTCCTGCACCCGTTACCAGAAACATGCGTAACCTGGCGGGGAATGAAAGCGTGCATCCGTCAGGAAACTGCGGATGGTGCCGTAATCAAAGATGAATACGGAAACACCGTGACATACGCAGAATTCGTTGAGCTTGTTGAAACAAGTACACATCATCCCGAAGCCCTCTCGCATTCTCTGCGTTACTGGAGAGAAGATGATTCCTTCCAGGATTCGGAGGGTTTTGATTTCTCTCCGGGCAGGTGGTCGTAACATGAACGTTCACTTGCTTCTTGCGTGGGCAATTGAATACTTCATACGTTACGTTGCAAAGACGCAGCGTGACATTGACTTAGCAACGTCTTTCCGTGAGCAGGAATTCCTGTTCGAGCAGTTCACGGAAGATCGCAAGATCACAAATCGTTTCATCTTTGATGCTCACATACTATGGACCACAATCGTAGAGCCCGATGATTGCTGGGCAACACCTGCTATCATGGCAGGAATTACTGAAAGGAGCAAGTAACATGAAGTGCGTTCACTGCAACGTCAAACTTAATTCAGTCAACGAATGCCCGAAGTGCGGGATGAAGTATCCCACACGTTTCGTTGACTACATCACGCTGGTTACAAACCATCCAGGTTCGCTGAGTGAGCGGTGGAATTGGACACCACCGCCTCCGCGCCGTTAGTAACAACATCCCACACAGCACGCTGTATTAGCCTGCGTCAACCGCTGTGTGGGATGGCGTTTGGTTTCCAGCAAGAATTGGTAATTACTGATTCTTTCTGGAAGCCAGACGCCATCTCACAAGAGTGAAGATGGAAAAAAACTTCTGGGCGCCCTGTGCATAACGGGGGCAGAAAGGTACCAACAATGTTTGGCAAGAAATGCAGCAGCGAGAAGGAAGCGTGGTCGGCAGCATTGGATGCACAGCAGGATTATCTCAACATGCTGTGCGAATTTGAACCGGACTTCCTAGTTCCTGATATTGTGGCTTCCTTCTGGTGGGAAGCAAATGATGGCACGGTGCTGACGTACCGTGTTGTTGTAACCGCGCATGATGTGGCTGAGCCGGAAGCAGCGCAGATTCCCACGCACCACGGGTATGCAATACTCGTGGAGATGTGGGAAATCAGCGAGGATGAGAACACTGAGGATTGTCACCTCGTCACGATGTTGGGAATCTATGGTGATTTCCAGCAGCCCGACGAAGTGTATTCCTCCAGCCAGACGTTGGAGAAACTTCGGCGCCGGAACATTCGCGTCGCACTCCCACTCTTCCTCAAGGGCGAAATGAAGTTCGATGAATTCTTCGGCGTGGCTCGCAGTTACTTGCGGGTCGGTCGCTAACCAGAAAGAAAGAAAAGGGAAATGAACGCCAGAACAAACGGAACGTTTCCGAAAGCAGTTCTCACTGCGTTGGAATATGGCTTTGAACAGGCGGCTACTCCAGGATTCAGTTATAGAATCACCTCTTGGAAGGACATCGAGAAGAACATGGTTCTGGTAGAATATACTAGAACCAACAACAACGGGAAACGCACGGAGTACCGAGAAGTATTCGGTCCCGTGTATGACAATCACGGGAACGTGTACATAGACGCTGGAGGTTTTTACCGGCCGGTCTACGCATACGGAACTGCTGGTATTCTCCGGTGGAAAAGAGAAGGGAACACGGTCTGTACGGGACCACATTACGTACTGGAAATTCCTCCTGCAAATGTTGTTAGGATTTCCCCAATCACGTGGATTGCCCATGTGTCTCCGGACATCTTTGCCAGTAAGGGTTCCTTCTACGTCAAGCCACGGGACAAGGAAAACCTGTGGAAAGACACAAACTCCCGCCACGCAGGTAACACGTGGCTTTACTATAGAATGGACATGACACAGAAAGGAGAGTAACATGCTTATCGGTGCGTCGCTATCCGCATGCGTGCGGGATATAATGCAGAGAGTCGTGCTGGAAGATGAAGTTCTCTGCATTATAACCAACACGAAAGTAAACACGCCAGAAGAATGGGAGCGTGTGATGCGTGAGTACGCTCGCAGATACTGGCATCGTGATCCGGCAAGAGCAATCGAGATCGCCAACATGTTGAAGAAGCAGGGAAAGATTATCCAGCCCCGTGTTGCGGGGTTGCCCTTCCCTTCGGAGTTTTGGCCAGGTGTTGTTTGGCTATCAAGTGATGGTGCTAAAGCATGCTAATTCTAGGAAAGAGGAAGGAGCAACCTAAATACGCGGTCATTCCAGATGACCGACGTGAAGAACCAAAAGATAATATTGCTGTAATGTTTATTCCACCATGGTTGTTGGAAGAAACAACAGCAGCAACTCCACATGGTAGGATTGCGGTTGTCCAAGAACCAGCCGGAGATTGCTGGAAGGAACTACAAAGAAACTTCACCGGTTGGATTAAGGTGCGCATCAATCGCACAAAGAAAACCGCTGAAGTATGGATTCCCCAGGACAGCACGTACAAGTGGCCGGCGAAAGCACAGGCCATGAGCGTTGCTGTCTTGGAACGTAGGTATAGAGTTATCTCTCTCGTGGTGTCTGACACGCCACCATTCTGAAAGGAAAAGGAAAGGAACGAACAATGAGTAACACATGGAAGGATAGTAAGTACACAAAGTCGTCGTGTCCGTCGTGTTCACACAATGGCGGTGGCAAGCAACGTCGCTGCCCACTCTGCCCAGAGTGTCAGGTGAGAATGCAGTTGGACAACGATGGAAAGACTTGCTACTGTCCACGGTGTGGAATAACAGCATGACAACAGAAGAAGTACACGTCACAGTCAACGTAATTCTTGCTACTCTGGGATCGGTGTGTTTCCTGATAGCATTCGTCTACGCAGTGCTCGGCGTGTTCGATTCTAGAGAACACTTTGGGCATGCGTTTGTTATGTTTGTGTTCGGGGTTTTTCTCAGGCTTCTCTCTACGCTGTTCTAACAGCAGAAAGGAAACTCTCGTGGCGTTTCTAGTTAACAATGCACGCAAGTCTGAAGATATTCGGGTGGTAATCGAAGGATGGATCCGTTCACACTTCGGAACGGAGGAGCCACTTGTGCACGTGCAGTATGTGCGAGAACTGCACGAAGATCAGTGGCAAGCGGCGTTTACCTACAAAAGCATCCGTGGTATCTGCATCTACACGTTCTTCACGGATGATGTAGGTAAGCAGGATCTCGTGCGTGTAATGAGCATCACGTTCGCATCCTAACTAGCAACTAGCAGGCAGGAGACCACAATGGACGCAGCACAGGCACTTCGTATGTTCAACGCAAATAGAAAGTGGATGATGCTCCAGTTGTTGGAAGAGGACATCATCACGGTGGTGCAACGTGAAGCACTGGCATGTATCAACGTGAAAGAAGTGAAGATTGTGGATGATGACAACGTCGTTATCATTCTCATGGCGCCTGCAATTCAGTGCAGACTGGATTGCTCAGTGTCCAGAGGCACGCTTGTGCTGCGTGCAGCAACAGTGCGTAACGTGCTACGGTTTCGGTCTGGCGAAACCAGACCACAGAAACATAAGTCCAACCGTAGCAACTATGACCCTGTTCGTGGGTATCAGGGTTAGAGTTTCGTCAATTCCAGTTACCCAACTTAGAAAAAAATCGCCCTGTGCAGCGACGGGGGTGCACAGGGCATTTCTTTTTCAGGAAAGGAGAGAACGGAAATGGCAGGACTTACATTCAGTGCAGCGGAGAGTGTGGTGAAGTATGCGGAAATGTTGAAGCAGAAAAAGGTGCGTTCAGTTCCTGCGTTGTCTGAGCCGAAGGCTATCGCTGATCTTCTCTACACGGAAATAAACAAGCCTCCGGAGAATGAAGAAGATCCAGCCCCAGTCAAGGTGATTGCCATAGGTCAGTATGTGTTGTTGGGAATTCATACAGACATCCTTACCGGTATGTATGAGCGTGCATATGAGGACATCCTGCTCATGTCCGAGAACTTGTATCAAGGATGGGGTTACGATGCGCTCCTTGTTACAAGTTTCAACGGTGAACTGAAAGTGTGGACGTGGTATAGCAAGGACTGCAGAGACAAGGAAACAGAACATCTTGTTTCATGTGGAGACTACCGATTCAGGTACGCCATCTTGTACGGTGCGATGGTGGATCCTGAGAAGTACATGAAGGATGTGCTGAACGACGTTGCTTCTGCGTTTGCAAAGATTGCAAGCAACACGCTGATCAGAAACGTTACCCTAACTACCTTCTAGGAAAGGGAAAGGAGCAGGAAGATGGACAAGGACAAGATCAGGAAAGCAGTGGCGTGGGTGAAGGAAGCTGGTGAATGCATGCCTGCTCAGAGAGAAGGCATTGAGAATCTGGATAAGCTGGCTTCGTATTTGGATTTGGAAATACGCAGGCCGACACCAGAAGGTTCAGCGCCTACTCCGATTAAGGTGTTCGTTCTTGATGAGTATGTTCTTCTTGGAATTCACAAGGACGTGCTCAATGCTTTGGAAGGAGAATTCCTTATGACCTCGGTAATGGCAGAGTACCTATGTAAGACATGGGGGTACGATGCTATCTTCCTTTCCGTCTCTGAGAAGAATAGACGCTTGTCTGTATACACTACGTTTAAGGATGATTCAGTTCCGGACAAGCATGAACACGTTGTAGATGGTAGAAACTACAGGTTCCAACACATGCACGTTCTGGATGCTGTAAATAATCCGGAACTGTACATTGGAAAAGTCCTTGAGGAGGTAGCGAGAGCGCTCGAGAATGTTCTCGCTAATGTGTTCATTTCTCCAATCAGCATGACGTATATCTCGTAGGAGAAGAGACACTCGTGGCGAATCCAGTTCAGAATTTGCAGCAACTAGTCGAAAGGATGAAGGCTGTAGACATCGAAGTCTACGAGCCTGAGTTAAAGATGGGAGTTGCTCCAACGTATACACAGAAGTTGATGGATGACATGGAGCGATTGCCATATCCCTGGTCATTTGTACTGCATGACTTCTTGGCAAGACTTGCGGATAAGCGCCCAGAGGATGGTGAAGTGTATGCGTTCATGCTAGACGGAAAACGTTGGGCCATACTTTTCCGTTATGGCACGGGGTGGATAGGCAATGTTGTAATGCCACGGCCTAACACCGATACACAAAAACTGTGGCAACTAATGCAGGGAGGAGAGTGAAATGCTTAAGGAAGTGGCGGCCGGCGCGTTTCTCGTCCTGGTAATCTGGGGGCTACTTGCATTCCTAGATATTGTGGTAAGAGGAGTGTTGCCATGAGACAGTTCTCTTGTCTTGGTTTATTGGGCAGCGTGCTGCTGTTGCTTGCCCTTTTGTGGATGTTGAAGATGGTAGCCACAAGCAAGGGCGCACTCGACGATCCTGACTACCGATGTGGTTTCCGTATTGACACACTGGATATTGAGTGTGGATACAACGTGGAGTTGGTACGATGAACGTGATCGCGATCGGTGTGGTAGCATCAACGACAACCATTACAGAATACCCAGGAATGATGGTGTTCTTTGGTATCATCGTCGGGATTATTCTTTCTGTGTTGCTTAGGATAGGACACGGAAATGATTAATCAAAGAGAGGAGTTGATCCTTGCTCTCGGTATCATTATCGGGGGCGCCTGTGTTTTCCTGTACCTTATTAGCTAGCAAGAAAGGAGAAGCACGATGTCCGAAACGAAAGTGTTGAATCCTCAGGAAGTGTTGAATGCAGTGCAAGCAGTTCTTGAAGAGGAAAAGAAACTCGGTAATCTGTCTCTTGTCTATCGGGTGTGGATGGACGATAGTTACACACACGGGAATACTTTCCGTAGCGTAATGCTCGTTCGTGAAGAGGCGATCAGGGCAGTGGTGAAGTCGGGGCGCATTATCAAGTTGGATGGAGAGACCATAGGCAGAATGTTTGGCTATCCCGTATTGATTTCCAGAAGGGATAGTAAGGGCAACATTCTGATCTGTGGATCTTTTCGTGAGCCGGGCACATCGTTGAGTGATCCAAGTGAAGCGAAGTTGGACGTGTCCAAGTACGGATACATGTGCAAAGCATACGATGTATGGAAGGACGGTGAGGATCCGATAGGTGTGGCTCGTGCTATCGAGCAGGCGTACAAAGAGTATCACGAAGTGGTGCACTCTTTGTTTGTAGAAACCATTGCTTAGGAATAGAAAGGAGAGACGAAGATGGAAATGAAACTGGATTTTCGTAACACGGAAGAACTGTTTCGTGCAATCAGCACGGTGCTGGAGAAGTCGGCTAGAATGAGTATACCACCCAAGGGTATTCTTCTTCGGACACAAAATCCGGAAGCCGTTCCTCACGTTCATTCTTCAATCTATACAGGAGCAGTGTTGATCCACGAGCGTATCCTGGAAGCATTTGAAGGACGTGCGGATATTTGTGGTGATACACTGAGACCGAAGTGGGGTTGGGAAACTTTGATTGTGTACGATCGGAAGGCTGTACCTACTGATAAGAAGTATAATTTCTTTGGACTGTCTGGAACTATCGGAGCCACCACAGCCAAACCTGACAAGTATGGCCAGTGTCTGCTGCGAGTTGCTGACTATGGATACCGATGTGCTGGTATTTCACACAAGAACTTGACGGCAGATCTTCTTCACATTTCAAACGTCATCCGTGCGTTGCGAGTCCAGAAAGTATTCGTTCTGGGAATCGATTAGGAACAACTAGGAACAGGAAAGAAAGGATAAAGAACATGGCATTGGTGCAAGCAGTACCGAGTGAAGTAAAGAAGCCGCCTGTTGTACCGCCGGAGTTGATGGAGCAGATGATGGCAACTCCAGAACAGGAACAAGATATGACTGAACTGGAGAGTCTGTTCCTGCGTCTGGGCTTTCCCAAGAAGGTGATCAATCACGTAATGGTGTATCTGCAGAGCGTGTTGGAAGATGCACCATTCACTATCAATGATGCTGCACACGACGCATACGCAGCGGCTGCTGTGCTTAGTGTGTACACAACCATGTCCAAGATGGAAGACATTCCTATCTTCGTCTTGGAGCAACTACCAACAGACAGAAGCATCTGGGCAGTTATGGCTACGATTGACAATGTGTCTACCGCAGTTGTACTGGTTGCGGATGAGCCACACACAATCTGGTATCCTAATATCGGACAGGGATTTCCATTGGATCTCTGCATGAATGCATTTCTACAATGGGAGGAAGCAATGGAGGAGGAACTGTATGGACCCGAAGAATGACACGGATGCCCAGTACGGCTTCAAGGCGAAGAATGAATTGGAGCGGGTACTTGCAAAGAACGAGGGAGTATTGGTTAATCAAGTAGCAGGGGTGCTACTTAAGAACGAAGTATTCTTCGAGCAAAGGTTGTTTCCTTGTTTCATACGTGCGTACGCTATGATGACGAGTATGGCAGTGGCGTACGCAGGGTCTACTTATCATGCCAGTTATGACTATGTACCCAATTCCTACGATCCGTGGGTAGTGAAGGAAGATGAACTCACTGCAGTAGGATTGGATGTGGATGGGATTACAGTTGGAATCTTCTGCGATGTTGCAGAAGGTGCCTTCTTTGTTCACATTCCACTCAATGAAGGCAACAGTCACGATAGTGCCATGCTTGCTGTGGCTGGAACGATCTCGGAGATCCAAGACAAACTCAAGGAATCCTACCAGCAGGAAAACAAGGAGACTGTTAAAGAATCACTCCAGAAAGCAGGGTGGAGTGGACCAACTATTCACTAAGTACAGCCTGGAGTTTGAGTACGAACCTTGCAACGAGCATGCGACTAAGGTTCGTGTGCTTGCAAAGTGTGATATTTGCGAGCGTGTACTGTACCGATCCATGCCGAAAGCACCACGCCCATGCCCGCACTGCGGGTGTGAATATGCAGTAAAGGTACGCAAGTACAGCCTGCGATGCACACAATGCAATGCACAGTATCCAATAACGCCAGTAGAACCGTGTCCGTTTTGTGGCAGCGACGCCACATACCGGACGAAAAACAACCGCAAGTATTGTGGAACTTGCAAACGCAGATGGGGTGTGTCTGTGGTGGTGCAACATCATTGTCCATTCTGTCAGACATTGATGGTAGCACACGGAGACAGCCTAATGTGTAAATCGTGTGGTGGAACATTCACCCAGAAAGGGAAAGGAGAAAACAATGAGCCAGCATAGCAAGCAAAACATGTCGGATGCAATGAGGTTTCTTGAGACCATAGTAGTTGAAGCCATGAAGAATCCTGCAAAGTTGGTGGCTCTAAGAAAGGCCGTTGACGGGATGGCTAAAACAGAAGGTGCATCCAAACTGGTTGCTGATTTGCTTCGTGAAGTGAGAGCAAAGAATCCTAGCATGCATCCACAGGATCTGGTGCTGTACGCTTTCAAGGAATGTCCACATCTGGGCATCCTCAATGGAAGTGTTGCATGTGTTAAGATCATCGACACGATGCTTGAGGTTAACACTTCAGAGGGTAAGTCACCATTCAGCAGCATTCCATTGGTTGCAGTACTGCGACCGCACATCGTAGAAGTGATCAAAAGTGTGGATCATACTCAGATTATCAACTTCACTGAAGAGCGTCTTGATGTCTTCACGTATATGTTCGCTCAGATCTACGGAGTGCTGCCCAGTGAGAACGGAACGGTGTTCAACAACTACTACGATCTTGCAACTACGCTAAAGAAGGAAGGAGGAAAGGTTCAGATCTTCAGTACCAGCAAGGATCACGTTCGCATCTACGTTCTCAGCATCATGGACAGATTCCTGCTTGGCTCCACACTTTCGGTATTCGCTTATGATGGCAAGGAAATTGATCATCCGTGGAAGATAGCAAAGGATGGTCCGTACTCTGGAGTTTCACTCATGAGTCATACAACTCTCGCACATCCGGATGATGTCCGAACCGTAAGCGACTACGTTAAGGAATCGCAATCGTTTGTCGAGAGTGATGAATTCCCGAAAGTTCCTGAAGGAACACGACCAATCGTCGAGAAGGAATGGAACTTTGTATTCGAATGCCCAGCATGTGGGACAGAAAGTCCAATATCCACTTATTGCGAAGTGTGCGGGAATGTGCATCGCTTTCCGGTGATCGGGGAGTAAGGTAGGTATGTATGATGCTGGAGTACGAGACTAGCATTGGGTGGGAAGAAACTGGATCTACTATCTTCATAGCACACAAACAAGATATAAGGTTTGCTATCACTACTCCAGCAGAAACTTTCCATCGTTGGTATGAAGGCACAGAGTCGTGCCACATACCTATTCCCAAACACAGAAAGGGCACTGGTGTAACTACATGGTTAGAGTCTGCTGGATATTACTATCAGTGGACGCCTAAGAATCTACCAGAGGAGTTCCAGTTCATGCTGAAAGCGTTTCCTAGATTACGTCCAGCCTGGCTAGATACAGACTTCATATCAGTAAAGCCTTTGTATCTAGGAAACACTATTCATGTGAGACACGAGGACATTAGCATAGCGTGTGCAAAGACAACATGCACTGCTGTTTTTCCTGCGTCTCTTGGTCAAGGAGCATACAAAGAATGGGACGGAGACACACTGGTTGGATGGACAGCAACAGAAAACATCCGTAAGGCTGTAGCATTAGACCAAGGTTACGTACCAAAGAGGTGCAAGATACCTGGCTGTGTTGATTTCGCATGGGCAAAGTCAGGATACTGTGACATGCACGATCTTAATGTACGTAATCATCCTAGGAAAGACGTGGCTGTATTCATATACAAACCACAGTTCCAACCTAGCGAGTTGTGGGATACAGTATTTACGGATGTACCAGTAGCCACCGTACACGGGAGTCTGGTTCCTGTGTATGCTCCTGGTCTTTCAGAGTTAATGTACGTGCGACTTGGGGATCTGTATCCACCAGTTACGCACAGACAAGAAAGGGGGTAAGTAGTATTGGCCGAGTTTAAGCAACTGAATGTGAAGTTGAACGCTGCTATCTATGAAGCATTCATAGCCGCATGCACACGCAACAAGGTGAGCATGTCTGGCCAAGTGAAGCAGATGATAATGGATTACATCGCTGGTTCTTGGCCTGAAGAGTTCATGCTTGAGGAATGTAAAGCATGTGGCAAACAACTAATGCATATGAACAAGACGATGGCGTACTGTAGCCATGAATGTGCTGGCATTACAAGGCTACCGAGATCAATCTTAGTAGGTCACACAGCAGTGATCTCAAACACTGGAGTATACGGACATGTCTCTGTTGGTCGGGATGCCGTATCTTGTATCATATGCAACAAGCGGGTGGACCCTGGCCATTTTTTCGGCGAGGGTGCACAGGGGGTTTTTTGTCTGAAACACGCAGTGTTGTTGCATCATCGCTACCAGCAGCAGCAACAACCGCACTCGAATCCACAGATGGACGACGCTCAAAAGCTTCTCGACATGATCAAACAAGGAATAGACTTAACTAAAATGGAAGGAGAAATATAATGGAAATAGTTCCTGGGTACACATGGAATGGCGAGAGGCTTGTGAGGAATCTGGAAGCCAGTATCCAGAGAGTGTCGTTCAATGGGCAGAGTGTAACGATACACACTAGCAGTGATGCTAGAACGTGCCAGATGTGTGGCAATCAAATTAAGAAAGGTGATAAGTATGGTGCAGGACGCAAGGTTGCATACTGTATCCACTGTCTTACACCTTCATTAAAGAACATGGAGGAAGAAGAAAGTGTGTAGAAACTGTGGAAGTAAAAGCATGAAATGGAATCCTCGTTTGGCAAGATGGGAATGTGTTTCTTGCGGTCACGCACAGCGTTCCCAAAGTTAGCCGGTGGGGGCCGGATGGGCAGCCAGACCGATGGCAGACCGGCGGGTGACTTTTGAAAATTGGTCCCCAAAGGTATTGACAAAGGTGCCTATCTGTGCTATAATGTAGGTGTGCCTGGGGGATACCCGCGCCCGACCCATCCCCCTGCCATTGGACGCCCCGTGGGGGTGTCTATCAGAATCTGTAGCAATAAAATGTTGCTACTGTTTTTTCTCGCGAAAGGAGAAATGAAATGCAAGTCGCTAATGCAGGTAATGTGGATCGCAATAAGAAGTTGAGCCCCGTAGCCGCTGGAATGTTGATGGGCAAGTCCGGTTCACACATCAGTAAATTGCAGGCTGATGAGATTCTTCCTCGCAATCTTACTGTTGGTGCTGTTCTGGATTATATTGCGACTGCTGATACTGGTCGCCGCCGAAGCAGCAAGAATGATGGTGAGCGCATGTGGTACTTGACATGCGACGAGGCTACTGCTCAGCAGATCATCAATACGTTCCGTGTACGTATTGATGATCCGCGCGAACTTGCGAAGCAGCGTGCAGAAGAGGCGAAGGAGAAGGCTCGCAAGGATCTGGAGGAACTCGGCCTCGTTCCTGCGTAAAACATAAGCAGTAGAGAAACTACTACAATGGCGTAGTAGTTTCCCGCATACACACCACACACACGCCCCACGCCCCACGTGGCGATTTCATTCTACAGAAAGGAGTATTCCAAATATGCCAGATGTTTCTACTACGTCCGAAAAGAAACCCCCTGTGCACTCCGGCGGGCCAGACCTGTGTATGTTGCGTCAGTGGTTTGGATCGTTTACTAAAGAGGAATTAGTAAACATGCTTGCCACTATAATGTATACTGGAATACCTCCGGTGATTCCAGACGCAGCCTTGATAAAAGAAGTAAAGGTTTCTCGTGGACGTGGTCGCCCAAAGGGTAGCACAGTAGTTGGACTGACTAGTAATCTGCTGAAAGTGCTAGGTAAATACTACCCCATGCCAGCAGAAGAACTCAATCTTTCCATAATTGCAAAGGAAATGAATGTAGCAGTAAGCACACTTGTACGCTACCGAGAACACGTGGAGTATCTACCACCATACTTGCAATCATACTTCTTGGACATTCCTAACGTGCACATAGCGCCACGCTTTCCTCTCATCTGGAGAGCGGTGCTGGACATACACAATCACATGTTGATTGCAGCAGAACCTGGACGCATCATTCCTATCTATGCACTACATGCTAGATTGTGGGGAGCAAAGGCATTGAGCATTTCAGTTCGTACTTTGGGGGATCACAAACTAGCGAGAGCAGAACAGCAGGAATTGAATCGTGTGTTTGATCCTAATCTACTTAGCGTATTCGAACACGCAGGTTGGCCAAAGATACAAGTTCCTTCTGTACCTGGTGGTGCTGGTTGTGCAGATGGATGTCACATAGTTGAAGCATATATTCACGGGCATGTACCAAAGACAGTGGGTGGATGGCGAGAACTACTGTGTATGTCCAGTAAACTTCCGAAAGGTGTGGTCTTGGACACGCAAGATAAGAAGGACTTTATTGCTCCAAGAACACTAAAGGATGTATACCAGCAGATCCTGTCACCAGTCTGGAATGAAGGAGAGGACATAATTGGCTCGCCAAGTCAACCATTACCTACAGGTTAAGATAAAATTTCCCGGAAACTTTTTGGATAAGTTTCCTATCCTGGGAATAGATCCGGGAAAAACAATTGGCATGTGCTATGCCACTGCAGAGATAGATGAGGAGACACACGCGGGCATCGTGTATCTATCTCTGTTTGATATTTCTTGGCCATCTGACGTGGATGTTCTGCAAGGAATGTTCAAACGTCAGGACAAACGACCAAGCACTGTGGTGATCGAGTGCTTTCGTTTGTTTCCTCACAAAGCAACAGCCTTAATCGGTGACGATTTCATTCCGTCACAGGTCATAGGCTTCTTGCGTATTCAGTGTATGGATTACAGCACGTTGTTTGTGGAACAGATGTCTTCCATTAAGGCTGCATGGAAGGCACCAGCACTTGCGGCTTTTGGAATTGATCTCAAAGGCGTACCACATCATTCAAGAGACGCATTAATCCACGTAGTTCACTACTTAGTAGAGGAGGCAAAGCGTGCGCGAAAAGAAAAAACTTAAAGAAATGCGAGCAGTTCGTGATAAGGGACATGCAAAGTCGCCTTGGCCCTACCAGATGAATGGTGCACGTTTTCTGCAAACGAGAGGCGGTGCTCTGCTAGGAGATCAAGTAGGTCTAGGTAAGACTCTCCAAGCAATCATTGCTGTGCAGAAATGTGGACTTCCCAATGTGCTCTTGGTAGTTCCGAATAGCCACAAGAAGTGGTGGATTCAGGAGATCATAGCGCAAGAGCGCATTGCGTTTGATGTCCAGGATGTGAAGATTGAGTTACTAGGCAATCTTCCAGTCGTGCAGATTATCTTTTCTGGTGGGAAGAAACGTGTGTGGATAGTTGCCCATCATGAAGCGCTACGCATAAACAGTCCATACTTCAAAGTACTGGACGATGTTCAGTGGGGAACAGTTATTGTAGATGAAGTCCACAAGATTTCCAACCACGAAACGCAAAGGGCAAAAGGACTTAACGCATTAAAGAGTTGGCATAGGTGGGGACTGACAGGTTCACCGATTGCCGACAAGCCTGACAGTTTGTGGGGACTGCTACATTGGATTGCACCTGACAAGTTCACCAACAAGTGGGCATTCATCAAGGAACACTTCTATGTGTACGAAACTTGGGGAGGAAATCTCAAACTAGGTGCATGTATAAATCCAGCAAAGTTGCAGTTAGTAACTGCCCCATATCTACTGGTCAGGAAACTGGAAGACGTGGGCATAGAACTTCCGGAGATTACACCAGTAGAAGATCGACCTGTGCCTTTGGAGTTGATGCCACTCCAACAGAAATATTATGACAAGGTAGAGAATGAAGCACGCATTGACTTGATGACGCAACTAGGGATCGTGGATGTGGATCCCGAAGATTACGAACTCTATCTTGATCTGGATGACGATGGTGCGAAGTGGATTACTAATGCACTATCTCGATTCACTGCATGTCATCGTGCAGCATCATTGCCACCTACCGACGACAACGCAAAGATGGAGTGGCTAAGAGAATACGTAGAGAATGGCGGTGAGCCTGCCGTAATCTTTACAAGATACGTAGCCACCAAGGATGCAATCATTGAGAAACTTATGGACTGGCTGCCTAAAGAAGAAGCATCAAAGTACATCGTGGGTACTTATGCCTACATGTCTCATGGCCATAACCTTCAGCATTTACATGTGCTTATTCAATGGGACTTGTCGTGGTCTAGAATTGAATATGAACAGAGCATAGGTCGTGTCCATAGACAAGGACAACTCCACCCTGTTCAAGCGTATGAACTACAATGTGAGAATACTGTGGATATGTACATCGCTGAGTTAGTACACAACAAACAAGCAACCGCTGAAATGTTGTTGAAGTGGTTGAGAAAGGAGGAAGAATATGTGGACCAGTAAGCCTAAGCAAAAGTACACACGTCCTTCTGTCTCTTACGAAACGCGCAAGTGCAGTTTGTGTAAGGAGCCTATTGCTTCCGGAGTTCCACATTATGTGGTTGAAGGAGAAGACGAAGAAACCAGATACTATCACAAGGAGTGCCTGCTATGAATGAGATCCACACCAGTAGCATTTCAGGATTCAATCATTGTCCACGTGCGTGGTATCTTGTAGATAGAGATATGGGTCTAGGATATAGGCCCAAACTACAGGATGTAAAACTTCAGTTCGGCACAATGATGCACCGAGCATTGGAGTTACACTATCTTGGTGGTATGCCACTTAAGGCATCGTGGGCAAGTGCTGTTCAAGATGAGATCCTGGCAGCAACCAACAATGGACAGAAGCCTTTGATGTTGGAACAACGGGCTCAATTAAATCTTCAAGCTGCATCAGGACTTGGTGTAATCAAAGGCTATGAATCTTGGATTGCATCTTCAGGCAACGATCCATACTCTGACTACAATCTAAGGTTCCTGGACATGGAGCGTGCATTCGTATTCCAACCAGATGGCTGTAGTTTCAAAGTCGGAGGAAAGTGGGACGGAGTTGTCGAATCCAGATCGGATGGTGAAACGTACATCTTTGAAACAAAGACATGTGCCAGTGTAGATTCTACACTACGTGGGATTATGTGGGATCCTCAGCCCCAGTTGTACGCATGGGCTGCAAGCAACATTCTAGGTAAGCAAATACAAGGCGTTGTCTACAACCTGGTAACTAGCATCAATCCATTCGACATACCGTTGCTGAAGAATGGATTGCCCAGCAAGGGAGTGAAGTCTACCGTTAAGTCAACCTATGAAGTTTACTTGATGACGTTGCTCCAGTGTGCAGAAGCCACGGGGAATAGA